GTGACTACCATTACACAAACATACCTACTGCTACAACATTACGTGGCGTTCTCTTTGGCGGTTCTGCGGCTTACGATTCGTACTGCGGCTTCGTTTACTCGGCCTCGAATAGCGCTCCTTCGGGCTCGAATGCGTCTATCGCCTCTCGCCTTTGCTTCCTACCTGCTGCATAATCGAAGCGACACGGCACGTACACACGCCCTATGCCGCCCGCCATTTATGGCGGCATAGGGTGCATTAAATTTTAAGTTTAACATTAAAATAATAGAAATATGGCAGACAATAATATAAAGCAAGATGATGGAAGTCTTGCATTCTTGAACATTCCTCGTAATGAGAACAGCCGTTCATTCAACTGCAAGGAAGTAAGCCAGAGTAAATTGGTGAATACATCATTTTGGCTGATTGATTTCTTGGAGGATATTCCGACAAGATTCTCTAAGCAGAAAGGCACGAAAGGTCAGACCCTGGTTCTTGTGAAGCGAAATATTGAAGACCCAGAGAGTGAAGCAATGAAGTTCTTTACAGGCTCACAGGATATACTCTATATCTTGCAAGAGATAAAGAAGCGGAATGCATTTCCTCGCAAGGTGACAATGCGAGGTAACGGAAACCGATATTTCGTAGAATAAAATATATTAAGGTTGATGATTCCTAACGTGGCGTTCACTTTGGCGGTAATGCGAATAACGGTTCGAACTGCGGCTTCGTTTACTCGAACTCGAATAACGCTCCCTCGGACACGAATGCGAATATCGCCTCTCACCTATACTTCTAAGGTTAAAATATTATATATAGGAATCATAACCGCACCACTTGGTGAAAAATTTAGGAACTCAGAAACGTGTTGGTAGGTATCGGCAATATCGCTGATAGTCTAAGACTCGGAGTAAGGAAGCAAAATAGTAAAAAGATGAAAAGAATTGGTTATCTCTACGATAAAATCATATCAATGGATAATCTCAGATTAGCTGACGAAAAGGCTAGGAAGGGAAAGAGAAATACCTATGGTGTGAGAGTGTTCGATAAGAATAGAGAGGATAATCTGTTGAAGCTGCATGAGATGCTGAAAAATAAGACGTTCAGAACATCGAAGTATGACGTTTTCACCATCCATGAACCGAAGGAGAGAGTAATATACAGATTGCCATACTTTCCCGACAGAATCGTTCACCATGCGATACTGAATATCCTTGAACCTATATGGCGCAGTGTATTCACATACAATACATATAGCTGCATCAAGGGAAGAGGAATAGAAGGATGCGCAAGAAGGGTTGGTGAGATTATAAGAAGGCATCCTATTGACAGACCTCTGTATTGCTTGAAGATTGACATCGTAAAGTACTACCCTAGCATTGACCATGAGGTTATGAAGAGAATTATCAGACGGAAGATAAAGGACGCTGATGTGTTGAATCTCCTTGACGAGATTATAGATTCTACAGATGGATTGCCGATAGGTAACTATTCAAGTCAGTATTTGGCTAATCTTTATCTTGCTTACTTCATGCACTGGGTGAACGAAGTGCTGAAAGTAGAGAGTACAGAATATGCCGATGATATAACATTCTTTTCGGAAAATAAAGAAGTATTGCATAAAGTTCGCAAAGCCATCAAAGGCAAGCTCGAAGGAGAATTGAAGCTAAAGATTAAAGGAAATTGGCAGATATTCAGAATCGGCATGAATAGATACGATAAGAGCGGTCGTGCATTGGATTATGTAGGTTATCAGTTCTTCCGCAAGCAGAAGCTTATGCGTAAGAGGACGAAGCAGAACCTATGTAGGGAAATAAAAGCCGCAAGAAAGAAAGGAATTAAGGAGGATGCACTGAAGATGAGAATAAGCCCTTGGCTAGGATGGACGGCTCACAGCGATAGCAGACATCTGTTGGAGAAGATTGGTGCGTTCCACGATATACATAATTATAATTTTAAAAAGATAGCAATATGAAAGTAATTTACGACAATGAGCCTTCTGTATTGGAGGCAGTAGGAAACGGAAGTCACCGTTATCACTACGACATCAAGGCTGTGAAGACAGAATCAGCAGAGAAGTCTTCGGGTACAGAATCAAGAACTCAGTACGAGTGTCAGGAAGTGATTGTGTGGGAACCTATCACGTCTAACAAAATTACCGAAGCGGTAATTGCAGACAAATGGGATGGTAACCAGGAGCAGAAGCTTATCAACGAGTATAATGCTATTCAGTTGGGCATTACTACTGATAAGGCAGAGATGGCCAGTAAGACTGCTGCCTACAAGGAGTTCCTTGCAGAGCGAGTGCGTTTGAAGACGATTGTTGATACCGACTGCCAAACACTCGGAATTGAGTAACTATTTTTATACTTCTAAATAGATAAGCTATGAGAACGGAAAAGAAATTCATGCGGCGCAGATATGCGCCATTGGTTACTGGATGTTCGCTGACATGCACTACCCCGGAATCTCCACTTACCCAGCTCTATAGTGGTGGCGAATATCAGCCTAACAGAGAGGGAACGGCAGCAGTACCTTGCGGTATCTGCCCTATCATCAGCGCATCAGCAAGGGATGGAAGTTGGCAGGGAAATCCCCGAAGTAACGCCCATCTGTCACAGATGCAATGGTATGTGGACGGACAGAAGATTGAGAGCGTAACAAGCTGGAATGGAAAGTACTCTATCATTACGAGTGGAGACAATAAGGGAATGCTTATCATCAAGCGAAATATCGGTCTTAACGAGCGTGTAAAGTTGCGTTTTGAGGGTAAACTGCTAGACTTCCGTAATAATGAGCTTGTTCCTGTAAAGAGTGATGAGAAGACGCTTTACACAGTTCAAGCAGCACAGGATTCATGGAGTGTTGAAACGGATTATCCGCTTAACCTTATGTATTCCTGCATTGATGATAATATGCTTTTGCATGACTATCAGGTAAGTCACGGAATTGCATCATCACTCTCTGACCAGCAGATTAATGACGGAGAGCAGTATCTTCGCACAGCAGCCATACGAGTGCGCAAGGGTAAGGAGATTCAGAAAAGCGGCTATACATTGGAACTCTACCGCACAGATAGCGGAACTGAGGTGAAGATGAGTGTCGGTTACGATTTGCAAGCTTTTTCACTTACAAGTATGACACTTGATTTGCGTCTTGTTCCTAATGCGGCAACCTATCTCCTAAAGGTGCTTGTTGGCGGTAAGGTGGTTTGCATGAAGACTATCTGCACAGTCAACAGATTGCATAAAGCAATATCAGTAAAGCCTAGCGTTGAGAGCGATATTTATCCAGATACAGATATTATGTATCAGGAAGCTATTGTAAAATGTAAAGACCATGACGTACCTTGCGCTGAGAACGTGATTAAGATGGTGCTGCTTGGTACAACTGCTTATGAATCTGATGTGAAACTCGGAGAAGGAAGAGAAGTGTTCTTCCGTTTGTCTGACCTCACGATGGGTGACACACAGAAGGATAACTATGTTGAAACCTGCTTCGACTACGACTACAAGGAGGAGTATAAGGTTGCTACCGATGCAAGCGGTAACGTATACACAGATGAGAACGGCAATCCGTTTATCTTTAACTAGAATGATATGAGATACGTTTTAGCAGATAAGGAAAAAGCTATCTTAGCAGGATTTGATGTAATCACGCATAACGTCATTGACATCGAAGGAGAAAGCAAGATGGTTATCACGGAGAAAGGAATGATGGACACATCGTTGCTTGTCGGTGATGAGAGTCAAAGATTAAAGCAACTCAAAGGCACTATGTTCGATAGTGCAAGAGGGTTGGAAGAGTATTTAATGAAATTTAAAAAATAAAAATATATGGAAGGTACATTATCAGGAAGTATCACACTGAAGAGATTGAAAAAGGGTGTGAACGTAGTATTGAGCATAGAGACAGAGAATGCAGCTCTCTATCAAGGTTGGAATGACAAGACTTCAACCCCAGCCCCGAACTTTCAGACACCAGCAAATCAGCCAATCCTTGTTCCAAAGGCTGTGGCAACAAACGGACAGACTGCAAGCATTACAAACGGAACATGGTATTACAATAATACCATGTTGGTAGTTACAACTACGGCTACATCTGAAGGTTTCTACAAGTGCAGCGATGCCAGATTTGCCATCAACCCATCCAACTATAAGTTGAGAATCATTGATAACATTGCATCTGCCAGCAATACGAGCAACGATATGTTCACGTTCAAGTGTTCTGGTGAAGCCGCTAGCACAAGTTATGAATCAGAGGCTACCGCAGAGCTTCACTTGCAGATTGTCGGTAGTAGTGCTGCTGCTCTGTATATTGAAGGCGGTTGTACCTTATCTTTGGCGAATGCTTCAACTAAGCTTAAAGCTAGGTTCTTCATTGATGGTGGAGAGATTACAAGTGGATATTCATACCGCTTCTTTGATGAGAAAAATAAGACTTTGCAGGATAGTACATCAAGAGAGCTTACGGCTACACGTGACATGATTGATGGTATTGGCGGTATATACTGC